GGGCGCGCCATCGTCGAAGCGGGCGGCCCGATCGCCATCGGGGCAAAGGTCACGGGCGCCGCGGGCGGCAAGGCGGCCGTCGCCGTCGCCGGCGCGTACATCTTCGGCGAGTGCGCGAGCCCCGCGCTCGCGGACACCGACCTCATCGAAGTCGACATCGCGAAGACGGCGCTCGCGTAAGCGCGCGCCGCGCTCCGCACAGAGGGGAACCACAACGACAATGCTCGCTCTATCAGCTCTCACGAGCCTCGGCACCGGCATGGTGAAGCTCGTCTCGGACGTGCCCGGCATGGGCCGCGCCGGCGACGTGATCCAGATGACGCTCTCGCCCTCCGACGTGGTGACGAGCGAGGAGATGGACTCGCTCATCATCGGTTTTACGCCGATCGGATACCGCGCCGACGAGGTCGCGCCGATCCATCTCGTCGACACGGACATCGGGAAATACCGCGAATACGGGCTCAATAACGCGTTCCGCCTCGTGCACGTCATCAGCTCGATTCAAGCGGACATCCCCGAGATTGACATCGACACGGCGCTCAAGGACTACCGCGTCCAAGAGCGCGCGCTCGGCGCCTTCATCCCGACGGTGACGCAGCTCAACGCCGACAACGGCGGCATGAACTGGGATATCAAAGCCGCGCTCGCGAAACGCATCGAGACCGGGCTCGCGCTCGACCGCGAGATGCGCGTGTGGTCGACGCTCACGGACCCGAATAGTTGGAACGCGGGCAACCGGCAGATCATCTCCGGCGGCGCCGAGTGGAACGACCCGGTGAACGGCGATCCGATGCAAGACATCTTCGCCGGCATCGAGGCGAGCGCGCAGCCCGTGACGGGCATCTGGATGCAACCGCCCGTCGCGCACGCGATGCTCCGGAGCAAGGCGACGCTCGGCTTCATCCGTGCGATGGGCGGCGACGCCGGGGCGCTCAGCCGTGACATCGTCGACGCGACGGCGAGCGCGCCGACGCGCAACGTCGACTTCGCGATCCCGGGCCTGCCGCCCTTCCACGTCGTCGCCGGCAAGGTGCTCAACGAGACGACGCAAGCGCTCGATTACATCCTCGACGACACCGTCGTGCTCGTCTGCCAGCCCGCGGGGGCCGAGACGACGGGCGAGGAGATCATGACGATCAAGACGTTCCGGCGGCGTGGCCCGAGCGGCACCGGCTACACGAGCCGCGAGTTCCACCTCGAGCGGCGCGGCCTTCACGGCGGCACGTTCCTCGCGGTCGGACACGCCGAGCAAGTGAAGATGATTTCCGGCGTGTGCGGCGGCATCATCCGCAACACGCTCCAGTAATTTGCGCGCCGGGGGGTGCGATGGGGGATTCGATGAGGGTCGCTGACGAACGGCGGCCCTCTCGTCTTTTCGGCGGGAGCGGCGCGCCGTGAAGATCCCGCCCGCGATACTCCGCAAGCTCGTCGACGTCGCGAGCTCCGCCGTCGCGGGGGCCATCGTCGAGGCGATCGGCGGGCTCTTCGGGCGGCGGCGATCACCACCCGAGCGGCCATCACTCGAGCGGCCCTCCGAGCCCTGGCGCGACGTGCCCGTGACGGACCCGCCGCCACCGCAGCCCGCGCCGCGTTCGCGCGCGGACGCCGTCGCTCACCAGCAGGCGCAGATCCGCGCCGACTCCGGGCCGCACGATCCCGCGCTTTGCAACCGCTGCGCGCTCGGCGTGTGTAGCGGCTGGGGCCCGATCGTCGACGATCGACGCACGCGGCTCACGCCGCCGCCGCCGCCGCCGCGGAAACCTGATAGGCTCCCGCGCAAGTAACCGGGGGAAGGGCGGGCACCGCATGGCGCAAGCACGAGATTCGCACACGGACAAGCCGAAGGACCACGCAGAGAAGAGCGCCGACAAGCCGAGCGCGGAGCGCGCCGACAAGCCCGACAAGCCCGACAAGCCCGACAAGCCAGCGAAGGACGCGAAGGACGAAGGGCCCCGCGCGATGCCGGCGGGCGATGGCCCATGCGAGTTCCGGCTCCGGAAGAAGGTCCCGCTCCCGGAGGCGGGCAGCGTCGTGAAAGACAACTGGGTCGGCGCCGTGTGCGGTCGCCGCGTCCGGGTCTACCGCGGCGCGCCCGAGGAGACGCTCCCCGAGGCGGTGCGGGCGAAGCTCGTCGAGGCGGGCATCGGAATCGGCGAGCTCACCTACGAGGAGTGCGGGCTCACGCCGCCCGTCGCGGCTACGGGCTTCGTGAACCTCACGCAACGCCAGCGCGCCGGCGGCACGGGCTGAGGGCTCGCCGATAGCGGGAGGGACGAGGGGAGGGGGCGCGGGCGATGCCAGTCCAATACGGCGGCGACACGACGAGCGAGCGGCGCGCCACGGTCGAGGACCGCATCGGCGCCGACCGGCTCGTGCAGCTCTTCGACCGCGACGGCGACGGCGTCATCACGGGCGCGGACCTCACCCGGCTCGAGTCGTACCTCGCGCAAGCCGACGACGTCGTGACCGGGCTCCTCGTCAAACGCGCGTGGAGCGAGCAGCAGATCACCGACGGGCTCCGCTTCGATCGGCAGGTCATCAATGCTTGGTCGGGCATCTTCGCCCAGATCGCGGGCGAGCAAAATACCGAGTGGCTCAACGCCGAGGGCAAGGGCGTATATGACGCGCTCGGCGTGCGCGGCCGCGCGGAGCTCGGCGCGCTCGCTCGCGGCGAGACGCGGAGCGCGCAGGAGAGCATCGTCGGCGCGAACGCGACACTCGGCGGTCGCGTCACCGACTACGCCTTCGAGTTCGCGCCCGATCCGCGCATCCGGGGCGACCGCGGGCGAGGGAGCTTCTGAGGCGATGCACGTCGATCTAAACTTCGAGGCGCTCTCGCACATCTGTCGCGTCTGGCAAAAGCGCGGCGAGAACATCGCCGCCGACCTCGCGGGGCCGATCAGCGAGTCGCTCCACGCCGAGGTGATGGAGGTCTTCGAGACGAAGGGCTACGGGACGTGGCCCGACTTCTGGTGGCGCCGCGCGGGCCTGCCGAAGCCCGGCTCGACGCCGCGCAAGGACGGCAAGAAACGCCGCGGCAAGAGCTACCGGCGCTGGCGCGGCGAGCCGCAGCTCCTCCGCGACACGGGCGTGCTCATCGGGAGTCTCACGCCGTTCACCGCCGAGGACCTCATCGAGGTCTACACGAACGTCCCTTACGCGAAATACCACGTGAGCCACGAGAAGCGCCGGGTGATCCCGCTCCGGGATTTCTTCGCCATCGACACGGCGCGCTTCGAGCAAGACATCGCCGACATGATCGAGGTGCACCTCGGGCGCCCGCTCGCGGCGGAGTAAAACGCCGATGGGCAACACGGCGAAGATCCGGCATCGCGCACGCCGACGTCGGCGCGCCGGAGCCTGGCGCCTCGCGGCGCTCGCGCGCTGGCCCGAGCTCGCAAAGGCGGGATTCGAGCCCGTGCGCTGGAAGGGCAACGAGATCTTCTGGACGACGGGCGGCGACGCGCTGATCGCGACGAGTGCGCCTTCGAGCGAAAGATTGCCGCCCGAAGGATTGCCGAGCGAGCCGCCGGGCAAACCATGACCGAGCCGCTCGTCCTCAACACCATCGAGCGGCTCGGTCGCGCGCTCTTCGCGACGCTCGCTCCCGCGACGGGCGTCCGCGCGACGGGCACCATCACCGCGACGGCGGGCCCGGTCAACGTCGAGATCCCGCGCAACACGTACCTCTTGCCCGTCGTCGGCGGGAGCCTCCGCGAGGACCTCGTCTACAAGACGACCGAAGCGTTCACGCTCGTGGCGGGCACGACGGAGGCGGGCATCCCCATCACGAGCAACGTCGGCGGCGCGCGGCACAACTTGCCGGCGGGCACGGTCTTTCGCTTCGACCCGCCGTGCGGCGGCGTGTCGGCGACGGCGACGCTCGACGCCGCCGTGCTCGACGCGAGCGACGACGGGCAGCTCATCGAGAGCGTCGGCTTCTACGAAGACTTACAGAGCGCGGATCCGAGCCAAGACCTCTTCGCCGCCAAGGTCGCCGATGCGGGCGTGCTCCTCGTCTGGACGCAATCCGAGCCCGTCGAGGGCGGCATGGCCGGGCTCCGGCAGGGCGCGACGCGCGCGACGCGAGCCGCGCGCTTCTGGCGCGAGAGCTTCGTGATGTACGTCGTCGCGAGCCGGCTCTCGGGCGACACGAGGCGCCGGCAGAGCGGGCAAATCATCTTGCAAGCGGTCACGCGACTGCTCACCGATCGGCACCAGAACGACGACGGCGAGACGCTCTCGACGATCGGTGCGGGCGTCGAGATCACCCATCGCGCGCGGCTCGGGCGGAGCGAGCGGCACTACATCTACGCGCTCCAGATCCGGGTGAACCAGACGCTCGAGCCCGTGCTCGCCGCGCGAGCCTTCACGCTTTGGCTTCACACGCATTACGTCGGCGCCTTGCCGGGGCGGCTGCCGCCGGAGCCGACCGAGCCGCTCGTGATCGTCGACGCGCTCGATCGCCGGCCAGGCACGCTCGTGCTCCCGCACCTCGGCATCGCCGGCGGCATCCGACCGCTCGTCACGCTTTCGGGCGAGCTCGTCCTGCCGAGGCTCGAGCTCGGCGCGGGCGGCATCTCGCCGGTCGTCACTCTGGCGGGCGACCTCGCGCTGCCAGCGCTCGGCATCGAGGGCGGCATTCGTCCGCTGGTTTCGCTCTCGGGTGACGTCGCCTTGCCCACGCTCGGGCTCGCCGGTGGCGTCACGCCCATCGTGAGCCCCATCGCTGGTGACCTCACCTTGCCGAGCCTGACGCTCGCGGGCGAGATCCGGCCACTCGTCGCCATGGCCGCTGCGTCGTTCACGCTACCGAGCCTCGCACTGGCCGGTGCCATCCGACCGCTCGTCAGCGTCGGGGGTGCGATGACGCTGCCGAAGATCGGTGTCACGGGCGCCCTCACGCCAGCCGTCGCGGTGGGCGGCTCGCTCATTCTACCGAGCACGCGCATATTCAAACCTAACGACGTATCGGCCATTTCGGCCTGGCTCCGGGTCGCGAACGCAACCAGCGGCGTCAATGGTATCTCCAGCGTGCCGGATATGCTCAACGCTAACCCGGCGGTTCAGAGCGTCGACGCACGCAAGCCCGTGATCGAGCTGAGCGCCAATGGCCTGCCGTGCATGCGCTTCGCGACCAACGATGTTTTGCGCTGGCCGATCACGGCGCAATCCGCGGCCACCAACTACGCGGGCTGGGGGTTCTGGTTCAAGCCAAATGCTATTGCTGACCAGTATCTCATCAGGACCGGGCCCGGCACGAATGGGGCTAATGGGAGGGCGCTGGCCTTGATCATGATTGGCAACGGTTGTCAGCCCGTTGCGTCATCCACCGGAGGGAATAGCGGTGTCAGAACCTATGTTGCACCTGCGGCCTACACTACCGCTTGGCAGTTCGCGACCGTCGAGTACGACAAGGACGGCGCATCGGACGCGGCTCGGCTCGTCACCACCGTTAACTGTGTGCAGTTTTTGACCGGAACGGTTTCGGGTACCCAAGACATCTCGGCAGGGCTGTTCGCTGCAACGGGCAACACCCTCATCGGCAACGCCAACGACGGCTTGGCTAGTCTTCCGTTAAACGGTCTCATTGGCCCGAACCTGTACGCCTTCGCCTCCAAGATGGCCGGCGCGGAATTCGGCTTGCTCACGACCGCAGCCCGCACCGCACTCATGAACTTCGAAAAGCCGACCTGATCACACCCTTGAAAGGCCACCATGTCCAACCTCCTCGGCAACCCAACGCTCGTCTCCGACAAAGCCCGCGAGAACAGCGTCCTCTCCTACAACGCGACGCTCACCAGCGCGCCCACGGTCGCAAACCCCATCGTGCGCGTGCGCAATGGCTCGACGACGCTCGTGGATTTCCCGCTCGACGCGACCACTCCGATAGCGGGCGCGAGCGTGGACGGCAGCGCGACGCTCGCCTACGCGAGCGCGACCGCGGTCGCCGTC